TCATATCTGGTAAACTTACTTCTGTGCCTGATGCAATGTCTTTACAAATTGCTTCAAGTCTTAAACGGTATTGGGTTGATAGCATAAGAAAATCTAATCTGATGTATTTATTTTCTTTATGTATGCTTTATTTTTTGTCATCTAATACACACAAAGTTGTCTCCTTAAACTTCTTTATTGCCTGTGGTAAAACATAATACTCTCTTCTTTGAACTGCCTTTGTAAGTGACTCTATGGTATCATCTTTGAGTATGGGTACTTCTTCCTGTAAAATTATCTCTCCTCCATCCAGTTCCTCATTCACGAAATGAACTGTGCATCCTGTTATCTTATCATCACTATAAAACGCTTGCTCGATAGCGTGTAATCCCTTATATTTTGGTAGTAGTGATGGGTGTAGATTAATTATTCTTCGTGGAAACGCATTGACAAACTTGGATGATATAACTCTCATCCACCCTGCTAATACTATCAGGTCAACTTCATAAGTTTGAAATAGTTTGATGATGTCATCTTCGTCTGCACTCTTGATACAAACATTCGGGATGCCTAACTTGGTTGCTCTTTTCTTAGCACCGCAGTTTCTCTTGTTGTATATCATCAATACAACTTCATCCTCTCGGCAAGAACGGACTATGTTCTCGAAGTTTGTTCCGTTACCAGAACACATAACTCCTATTCTCATCTATCTCCACTTTGTGAATTGTTTTGACTCTACAGCGATTCTATCTTTGACTTCAATTAATTTTGCTGTTTCCAATTCGTCACTCTCATCTGCATTTGTATGATGTGTTACTTCTTTTAATGTTTTAAGGTATTCTAAAACGTGTTCTCTTATTTCCATCAAGTCTTCATAGCATCCTTGATTATATGCACAACCACGCAAGTTGTGGTCAGGTTTTAATACTGATTCAGTAAATAAATCTAACGCTCGTTGATATTTTACGGATGGACTTTCATCCTTTGTTACTGACCCTTGATCGTGCATTTTTCTTCTCCTTTTGAATACCCTTTTTTATGTATGTCATAGCACATTCAAAGTTCTTTGAAAAGTGTTCTACGACACCATTATGAACAATGGCAAACTTTCTTCCGTTGGATGGTACTGCTGCCCACATACCATCTTTAGATACCCAACCATTTGGTTGTCCTACCTTTGCATTAAGCAAAGTCAGATTCTTAGTTGGATAAAAAGATTGGTAGTTATCTCCTCTTGCCATTAAAATACAGCAGTAACACTTACAACTGTGGCATTTGGATTTCTTGCAAGTGCGACTTGCCTTGCTTCCTGATAGTCAACTGCCCTTACTTCTTCAGTAAAAACTTGACCTGCTACAATTAGTTGTACTTTACAACGCATTAGAAAAACCTCCCTTTAGACGCAAAGTTTACGATTGCAAATGATGAACCAATACAAAATGTCATCAATGCGAGTGTCAATACAAATCCTTCAATCATAGTATCTCCTTTTGTTTACTCCTCTATTATATAATATCCAAGATGTTTATGCAAGGTTCTTGTGCCACTTCTTTAACTGGTTGATAATCATTGATTCTTTTTTCAATTAGACTACCATAGTTTTCATTAAGTTCACATCCAATATAATTTCTACCAAGTGCCTTTGCTACTGCAGCTGTGGTTCCTGCACCCATAAATGGGTCAAGTACTGTGTCTCCTTTCTCACTCCCTGCTAATATGCAAGGTTCAATCAAGTCAGGTGGATATGTTGCAAAATGTGCTTCCTTATATGGTTTTACTGTTACTGACCAGACAGAGCGTTTATTCTTTGTTGGATATGATTTTGTAAGTCCTGTATGTGGCGATAGTCCTGTTCCTTCGTTGTGATATTTTCCGTTGGTTCTGTCTCTTGTTCCCCAATCTTTTGCGGGTTCTTTGATTGCTTCATTATCGTAGTGATATTTTCTGTTTTTACTGAACAAAAATATATATTCGTGAGACTTCGTACATCTGTCTCTCACACTCTCTGGCATTGGATTTGGTTTATGCCATATAATATCCTGACGTAGATACCACCCATCATTTCTCATTGCGAAAGCGAAGAGCCATGGGATTCCAATAAGGTCTTTTTCTTTGAGTCCTTCGATTCGATTTCCTCTGCGAGAACACATATCTGGTAAGTCTTGTTTAGTAGTTGAGACACTTTGTTTTGGTAGTCCTTGTCCTTTTCCAGGTCTGTAATTATAGTAACTATCCCCAAGATTAACCCAACAAGTTCCATCATCTGTAAGCACATTTCGCACCTCCTTAAATACGTTTACAAGTTTTTCGACATATTCCTCTGGTGTTTCTTCCAATCCAATCTGACTATCTTGCCTGATTGCACCACACTTCGGGCATACTGTTTTGTATATGGCATCGCCTACCCCTGCCATATCATCGTGGTTCTTATGTCCTGTGTTACAATTCTCTGCTTTAACCTTACTATCTCTCTTGTGAGAACAATTAGGGTCGCCACCTATCCAAGTAGCAGTTCCATAATCTCTCAATCCATAATATGGTGGAGAAGTAACACAAGTTCTTGCACTATTAGGTGCAAATTGTTTTAATGTTTCTTGGCAGTTTCCAAATAAAATTTTGTTTTTCATAATATTGGGTAGGGTATCCATTTTATATGTTTATCACACACTAGGCATCTTCTTTGACCATAATGTGCGTGACCATCGTGCATTTTTATATCTCTACTGTATAGAGAATCACACTCAGGGTCATTACAAGCAAATTTAACTTTCCAATCCATAGTTCTCTCTTGCTCTCCAAATAATTCTTGCCAAGTTTCCTCCTCTGATTTACTTTCTTGTTCGATTAATCTATCAATGTATGAATTAAAAACTGGATTTACGCATTTATTTGAGTCTCTGTACAAGGCATATAATGTTTTGAGTGTAAAATTGTCAGATGGTATATTAAGTTTTTTTATCTTAATAACACGAGCAATATCTTCATAATTATAACCCCCTTGTACCATTTTGTAAACAAATTCTGCTTTTTGTAATTTCATCGTTTCAAAAACTCATTTAAAATCCAACTACTACTATTCATCTTATCATCGCCACCAACACCCCACTCAAAGATAACTCTTTCATTCTCTTGGAATTTAAGATACTCTGGTACATTTGTGTTTACTCTGTCTCCTCCATTACAAAATATCACTTTATCATACATTTGTAAACACTTGTAGATTGCCATACAAGATGAGTTGTCAGTATCGTCATAAGTGATTGTCAAGTCAACTGGTTTAAGTTCTTTGACTATCGCTCTTCTCTCTGTCATTGGTAGGAAATACTTTCCTTTCTTACGAATTAACCAATCATCAGAATTTAATCCTACACATAGAGGTGTGTTTGGATATAACTCTTTCGCATTTTTAAAGTATGAGATATGACCTGTATGTATGGGGTCAAATCCACCTGTGACTAATACTATTTTACTCATCGTGTAATAACTGTAGTTGCTGCCTGTCCTTTGTTGAATATTGTATCAACAACTGCTTCGACCTTTCTTGCGGTAGTAATACCAACATTTGAATATACTGGTACACATACAAGACCAAATACTTTGTCAGCATCGCCCTTACGAATAACTCTACCGATTGTCTGACTAATACCTATGTAATCCATCGAACGCATAAACAATACTGCTTCAAGACCATTGACATTGATACCCTCTGAGAGTATGCTGTGATGCAATACAACAAACTTTTTGTCTGTTCTACCCCATTGATTTAGTGTATCAAAGAATGTCTCTCTGTCAACCTTCTCTCCATCAATCATCGCACCTGTCTTTGCTGTGATAAACATATAAGAGTAACCACGAATAGCAAGTTGCTGTACGAAATCTGTCTGTGATACAAGTGCAACAATCTGTCTGGTTGACTTAGCACATATCAATACTTTGTCCTTATCAAGATTGTCAATCGCACCAATCATTTGCTCATTGTCTCTGTCTGCAACTAACTCATCTTTCTTGAGTATTCTTGAACGATACACCTTGACTTTAGGTGGTAGGATGTAACCTTGCTTGACTAACTTTGGTGCAGGTACTTGACATATCACACCACCATACACCTCTGTCCAGTTCATCCCTGCCTTGACAGGAGAACGACTATGCTTTGGTGTTGCTGTAAAGAAATAGCATCTACCTGCATACTGTGAGAAGTAATCAGTAGCAGGGAAAAAGTTTTTCTGTACTGAGTTGTGTGCTTCATCAAAGTAGATAGTATCAACATCAATACCACTTTCTTCAATCCTGTGTAATGAATGATATGTTGTAAATATAATAGTTCTACTGAAGAAATTTACTAAATTCTGTTCAACAAATCCCTGTATCTCAAGTGGATTAGTGGTGCTGAACATACCCTTGATTTTACCACTATGAACGTGCATCACATCTACATCATTGTATTTCTTATCAATGATTTCCATAAACTCTTTGCATAGTTGCTCTGCAAGTAATATGCGTGGTGCAACGACTACAACTGTACCATAATCTTCCAACTGCTTGACAGCATCCATAATCATACAGATGGTCTTACCACCACCAGTAGGAACAATGACTTGTCCTTTGTCATTGTCTAACATTGATTGTATTGCTTGCTCTTGATGTGGTCTTAGTTGCATTAGTTTTCTTTAGATGTCTATATTGTAGCATAAAAATACCCCCTGTGCAGGGGGTTGTGACAGTTTCCATACTGTCAATCATAATGGGTTACAGATATATTGCCTGATATAATTAATCTCCTATGGTTAGTTTTATTTGGTACTACTTCGTGCCAAGACCACGATGGAAAACATATCAAGTCTCCTGTGCATTGTTCATCAGGAACAAAAGTATTTCCTTTTGTATCAGTAAATCTAAAACATTTTTGCTCTGGAACATCAATAAAATGAACCCAAGATATAATATCATTGAAGTTTGGGTCAAGTTTTGCGTGATGATGTGGATTATGACTCATATTATTATCATATAATTGTGACCAATAAGTGCATTTATACTCTATTTTATGGTAAATTCCCGCATTTTTTGTAATTTCTTCGACTATATCAATATACTTGTCTCTATATTTCATTTCTGGTCTTAGAGTTTCATCCAAAAAGAATGTAGTAATACATTGTTTTTTCTCTGCATATTTTTCAGAACCTAAATCATCCAATATTTTTTTAAAATTATTAAGTTCTTCACTAGAAAATTTTATGTTTCCGTGATACCAGTACGGTGGTTTGTAGTTATTCATAATTCCTTGTGTCCAAAGAAGTGAGTAATCGCATACCTACCATATCCATCATAGTAATCAGAGTCTTTAATACTGACTTCACTAACCCCATGTTCTACCCAAGATGGCATCATTATCAATGAATTATGGTTACAATTAAATTCATAATTATATTTTGGAAATATTAAATTACCACCCTCAAATTTTTTTGGTTCTTTATAAAAATAAGAAAATGCTAAAAAATCAAAAGATATATCTTTATGTGGTTTATAAAAATCTCCATTATGATAATATCTTACTTTAGTTATATCGTAGTTAGATTTGTCAGCAACAGAGCAAGAATCATGTAAATTGCAAAATGGTTGTAAAATTTGATTATTAAATACCTTCCTTGACACACTCAAAATATTTGATAAAATTCTATTTTTACCCTGATATACCGAGTCTAATTGAATAGCTTTTGCCTTTGTAAATCCAACAACACCCTGATAATCTTCTACATCAAAAAGTTTTTTAGGTTTAGTATAAAAATTCAATTCTTCCCATATTAGTTCTAGTTCATAATCATCATAAAAATTATGAAATATAATATGTGGGAATGGTTCTAGATTGGCATCGGCAGAGATGTTTTGCATTACTAGATAGTTGTGTTATAATATAATTATGAGAAATATTTTTAAGGAATCCAAATACCACTTAGAAGTAGAAACTGGATGGACTTATTGGTTTCATCTAAAACACTCTCTCGTAAACTCTTATAAATTAATAAAAATCTCGTTTAAGAGTCTAGTTCATGGTTTACTACCATTTATGTGGAAATCAGATGCACCCAAAGGTGTAATTGTATTATACCACGAAATTATGAAAATACAACACATACAAAAACTTGACAAACTCCGTAAATATCCAAAAAATGAACGATACTTACCTAACGATATTGAATAGTTACGGAGATATAGTTGAACTTGACTATCAATTTGATGTTCCATCTATAATTGATGAACTTAAATGTATTGATAAATGGATGGATGGTTCTAATAATAAAAAAGGATTAACATTAACTGGAAGCATAGATGACTTAGAACTCACAAAAAGAAATGATTGCAGTATAAATGATAATTTAAAAAAATGCCCTTCACTCATAGATTTTTTTAAATTATGGAACAGTCTTGCTAAATGTCACGCAGTCAATATGAATAGTGGTAGTTTCTTTCGATTGCATCGTGACGCATATAAGACAACTCAACAAATGAGAATTTTTATCCCACTTAACAAAACAGAATTACACGAATTTGCATTTATATACGATAAAAATATAGTTGAACTCAAGGCAGGTAGAGCATACTTATTAAATACTAAAAAACAACACGGTTCATTTGCGATGGTTGATGACATCTACCATATTTTGATGGGAATTTATATAAACCCTCACAACTTCAAAGTTGTTACAAACTTGCTTCCTAATTGCATAGACCACGAATGAAAATCTGTATTATCGGTGGTGGTGTCTCAGGATGGTGGTGTGCTGCCTATATGAATAAATTTCTTGATGCTGAAATTACACTCATAGAAAGTAATGATATACCAATATTAGGTGTTGGAGAATCATCATTACCACAAATTAAAACTTTCTTTGATGCCATAGGTGTAGAGGAATCAGAGTGGATGGAAGAATGTAACGCTATTTACAAGTATGGAAATATAAAAACAGGTTGGGATAAGATTGATGGTAAACCATTTACATTTACTTTTTGGCACGATGATGATAATAAATTTGAGAAGTGGTATCAACAGAATAAAACAAAACATCAATTAAATGAATTGTATTCAAAGGGTGAATGGGGTTCAATTGCTTATCACCTAGATGCAGAGAAAGCTAATACAATTATGAAAAATCATTGTGATAATGTGAATCATAAGATTGAGACATTATCGGAATTACCAAAAGGATATGATTTATATGTTGATTGTACTGGATTCGCTCGTAAATTTATCAAAGATAAATCTGAAACTATATTTGATGACCATTTAGTTGATAGTGCTTGGGTATGTCCATTTAAACAAACTGACAAGATAGAAAACTATACTAAATCAATCGCAAGAGAGTATGGATGGCAATTTGTAATAGACTTGACAAATAAAATTGGTAATGGATATGTTTTCTCAAGTCATCACATATCTTATGATGATGCACTAGAGCAATTCAAACAATATAATTCACATTTAATTCCAATCGGTCAACCTAGATTGTTGAAATGGAAACCAAATATATTAACAAATGCTTGGAGTGATGATGTAGTAGCAATAGGAAACTCTTGTGGATTTATTGACCCACTAGAAGCAAATGCTTTGTATATGACTGTATATGGTATTACTTCTCTTGTTGACTGTATATTGAAGAACAAGTCACAAGATGTATATAATCGTAATATGAGAAGAATATGGAAAGGTAACTCTGATTTTATATTACATCACTACAAACTTAGCAGTCGAACTGATACTGAATTTTGGAAATACTACAGTCAATTTGATGTAAGAAAATCACTCTGGGAAAATTATCGTAATAAAAAAAATAAAAAGACTAATTTATTTTCAAATGCAATATGGGCAACTTTAGGTGTGTACTTTAACGAATTTACTTACTACGGGTGAATAGGGCAATCACCCCGTCACCTAAATTTACATTATATGATTTCTCTGTAGATAGTTCACTATAGTCAAATCTTCTTAAAGATATATCATTAACAACTGGTTTGCCATCTAGACAAACAAGCACAGAGTCTTTCTCAACAGTAAACACCTCATCTGTTAATAATCTTGCATCCCAATCCTCATTTGGAAACGTGTTAAAACCCCATACATAAAAATCTTCAAGTGCTTCATATAATCTAGGTTGATTCAGATAGTCCTTCATATCAAAAAAATCTCCTTTCTTGACAATCTCAAACTCTGATTTAAATGGTTTTCCTATTTTTGCTGAACCATAAAAAACATAATGATATATTCCACAACTTTCAGATTTTGGTTCAATTTCAAGCATACCTTTTTCTGCTTGAAATGCACATACAGCAAACTTGTCTAATTTTTTAAAATAATGTTGGCAATTCATAATTCAACCTTTCTCATTTTTAATGATTTCTTTCTCCAATCATCAACTTTTCCCTCTATCACCTTTCCAATTAAATTTTCTATATTGACTTCACCACTAAATTGTTCTGGCATATTTTCTTTTAAAATTGGTAATTTTTCTTCCTGAGTTTTTATTCTTCTAGCACCACTTTTTTTCATAAGACCATCTACAAACATTTCAACATCAGTTTTATCTAAATCGTCACAATCAACAATTTTTGCACTATATTCGTCAATTGGTTTTTGAGAGTGTAAATTACAAATCTTCACTACAATACTATCTCTATCAGAAAGATACTCATCTATTTTAATAATTGCCTTCATTTGTAAATTCTCCAATAATTAGGATTTATATAACCCATAGAGTAGTCATTTGTACCATCTTCTTTATGAACCAATGTTACATCACCAACTATGGCAAGTCTTTCACCATTAAAAGTATTATGAATACATTGAGTGCTATGTTCTAATGAACTTGGAAATAAAATTAAAGAACCCTCTTTAGGTTCCAGATGAAAGGTTGAAGCGTTGAGTTCATTCCTCTCTGCAACACCATCTTTAACGTCACTATTATTTAATCCTACAAACAAACTATTAGTATTATGTGGATTAGCAAATTTTAGCACATGTGAATTTTGTGGGGTACTTAAGTAATATGAAAAAGATATATGACTTGTCGAGTGTGAGTGCCATTTAATATTTTCATATGTCGCTCTGGATCTGGATAACCAAGTTTTAGTAATAATGTAATCAAAAATATCCTGATATTTTAATACTTCAAGGGTATAAATTTTAACGTTATCAATTACTTGTTGAAATAAATCAGATAAACTTTCTTCTAGATGTATAAAAGGATTACCTGCATTTTCACTTGTCGTATTAAACCATTCTTCATTATCTCGAACAGATTTTTGTTCATAATCATATTTGGAATATAATTTGTTAAATCTAGTTTTATAATCTTCGTGATTTTCCATTTCACCCACATAAATTGTAGTAGGAAATATATTGTAAATCTCTCGGTTAATCATGATCTTGTGTCAACCCCCAAGAGGTAATCAAATATTTGTCACCATCTATAGGTGGATTTCCTCGATGAGTATGTGTAAATCCTGCAGGAAATATTAAAACATCACCCTGTTTTGGTAATTCTCTTCTATTTTGATACAAAAATTCTGTCTCACCACCCTCAAAATTATCATTTAAATATAGTTGTATCACAAACTTTCTTTGACTATATGGTAATGATCCGTTTTCAAAATGCCAAGAGTGAAATCCACCACCCATCGGTATCTTTTTAATTTTCAAATCATAAGTTAAAAATTTGTAATCCCTTAGTATACTTACCGCTTCGATATATTCATCTATGCAAGGTTTAAATTTAGGTAAAATCAAATCTGCTAAGTAAGAATATGATGCTAGATTATAACTATGTGTGAGATTTATAGTTTTATTATCAACTTCATTTAATTTTTCTGTATCGTAAGTTAAAAGATTATTTTTATCGAACTGGTCAATATATTTTATACACTCCTCACAATCCTGTGAAGTAAACGCTCCTCTATAACGTCTTATTAAGTCAGATTCTAATGTCATATTCTAGACAGCACATAATTTAATTATAACAGTATTTTTCTAGTTTGTAAACTTAACCAACCCCAGTGGCATTTGTATCTCCTTGTATTGTACCACTATTGTTTATCGTGACACTAAATCCTGAATTTCTCCTTATCGCAGCTCCATTTCCTCCACCTGCTCCACCACCAGCTTGAGAACTTCCTCCATTATCTGCATTTTCACCAAATTGACCACCTTCTCCTCCACCAGCACCATATGCTTGGTTTCCATTATTAGCACCACTACCACCATCTCCAGCGACTGTATCAGATGAATTTGTTCCACCAGTGTTTCCACCACCACCACATCCACCTACTTGTGCTCCACCAGAACCATTAGGGAATCCAGCTCCTCCTCCACCGCCACCACCTGACGCTCTTCTGTCTGAACCCTTATCAGTTTGACGGCCACCGCCACCGCCACCGCCTCCACCGAAGCCAGCACGAATTATACCTCCAGATAAAACATTAACAGTAATACCATTATGTTCTATTCCTAATCCACTTGTACCACTAAAACCAGCTTGTCCACCATTTAAACACTCACCACCTCTTCCACCATCACCACCAGCACCTAAAACTTCTCCTTCACCACCAACATCAACTTGAACTGATGACGCACTCCAAGAACCTGTTTTTACTGCAACATTATTAACACTACTTTTATCTGAACCAAATTTTTTGTTTATATGGATAATGATTCTACTTCCACTTTCTCTTTTGCTCCTAAACCCACCAATAACAGTTACTTGATTATTATTCCACTTATCAGTCTTCGCACTCTTACGAAACTCAGTTCCACCAGAGTACATATCTACCACTACATTTAATTTTTTACCATAAAAATCACTAAACTTTATAGTTCCTGATGTTGGAATACCAGAATCTAAAGGTAAATTGGATAATTCACCAACACTTTGTGTAATTCTGTAGTCTCCTAACGACCTCTCACCATTTGCACCAAATTCATTCTCTATTTGAGAAAATGATATCGAACCAGATCCTTGTAATGCCATAGTTAGTAAGATTAAATATTAGACATATCAATTTTCTTCCAAGATGAACCTGTATAAAGTTCCAATCTATTTAAACTAGTATTATAAACCATCGCACCCGCAATAAGTCCAGTTAAATTATTTCTTTGTGTTGTAGTGACTTGTGGTGGTAACATGAATCTAGTTGCTGCAGTTCTACCTGCTGCTCTCATATCAACTGCTCCAACAACTACAGTTGAACCTACTCCAAGACCACCAACAACAACTCCACACTCGTGTGCATTTATACTTACGTTAGGTAACTCACTTGTAGTTCTAATACCAATAGAACCACTATTTGTTATGAATACTTGTGGGGATTCATCAAAAGCATTATCTTCAAGATCATTTACAACAAAAGTATGTTCATCTGAATCGGTACCGATAGCAACTTTATTTGATGCTACAAGTCTTGTTGTAGTTGTAATCCCTGCAACTGAGAGGTTATTTAAAGTTGATATACCGACTGTTGCGTTTGCATTACCTGCAAGAGTTCCAGAAACGTTACCTGTTAGTGTACCTTGAACATTACCAACTAATAATCCACCGACTGTAAGATTATTTCCAACATTAAGATTTCCACTAAATGCACCTGCTCCTTCTACATCCAATTCTTTTGCGGGTTGTGTTTTACCTATTCCAAGTGAACCACCAATCCCAGTAAGTGTCATTAATCTTGCTGAGTTCTTACCCTTATGCCAGTGGAAATCTCCATTAATCGCACCTGCATTATTAGCACTTATATGATAATTAAAATTACCTGTACCATAGTTTAATATATCAAGTGATTGTGCAGAACTATATGGAACTCCAGCTGATACTTCACCATATCTAAATTCAGCGTTGTTTGAATCTAGATTTCCTGTTTCCCTTCCAACTGTAAGACCAGCAGAACCAGTTTCACTTGTAATCTGAATTTCAGCATCACCTGATTTTCTAACTTGAATATCATTTACTGGAGCCTCTGTTGTTCCAACTCCCATTTTTAACGCAAATGATGTGGATGATGCACCAACAAATCCTGCATCAATATTATGATTGAATGTCGCAATACCAGATACTATTAAATTTGATATAGTTGACACTCCAAGATTATATCTCTCTGTTCCAGTACCAACAACTCCAAATAAATCTTTATTAACTAATTCATACCAATTATTTGCGTGTGAATAATAACCTCTACCAGTGCTATGAACGTGAGCAAACATACCATGATAATCAGATGCACTAGGTAAATTACTCTGATTCATATACAATGATGGAATTTTATTCATTCCAGCAGGTGCCTCTATCACACCTTCAAATGTAGAGACTCCTGTAACTGATAAATTATCACTTATAATAACTTGACCACCAGCAGAATCAATCGTTAAATTACCCGTTGATGTATCAATTTCATTATCATCTGTAATTCCAATCTGAACATTATCAATAGTTGCTCCACCATTAGCGTCTACAAGTCCAGTGAACGTAGAAACACCTGAGATACTCATATTATCAATGTGAGTATGTCCATCAAAATCTACATCACCATTCACATCTAATGTAGTAAATGTAGAAACACCTACAGAATTTATATTTCCAACTAAATCACCAGTAATTCTTCCTGTGACATCACCTGTGACATCACCTATAAAACTAGATGCAGTCAGAATACCAGTCATATTAATATTACCGACTGAACTAATACCTACACCTTTTTCTCCAGCATCTGCATTATTACCAACTTGGAAGGTCGAACGGGGATCTTCGGTTCCCACACCGACATTGCCTCCTGTGTTGTATATACTTGTGAATCCTAATCCAACATCTTTATCTTCCCATTGAGAAGTTGGCATACCCTGTAAATTTCTTGCATCACCAAAGTATGTTAATATACCAGCTCCTTGTGCTGTAACTATCCCACTAAAAACACTAAGTCCTGCACCAGTAATCTGGTTTGGTACGAATGTTGTTACTGTTAATACTCCAATTTGTGCGGTAGTTGTACTAGTAAAACCAGTAACGACAACATTACCTCTGACATCAAGAGCTTCATTTGGTATGGTGGTTCCAATACCTACCAGACCAGTATCGGTCACTAACAGGTTGTCATCATCTACCTGAACCCCGTTACGAAAATTAAAATTCTTCTTGATATTTGCCATCAGTTATTTTTTTAGTTATTTATTTGATTCAAGTGACTTAACTTTTGCAGTTAGTTCTTTAACTGCTTCGATTAAGACTGGAATTAATCTATCATAACGAACTGCTTTCACACCATCACCTCTTGTAGTTGTAACACCTGGTAATCCAAGTGCTTCAACTTCTTGTGCAAGAATACCAGTATCCTTAGTACCATTCTCATATGGTGCTAAATCTGTCATTCCCACATTCCAAGTAAATGTATTACCACTAATACTGTTAATCATATCAAGTGCATTTTGTATAGGTGATATATCTTTTTTGAGATTGATATCAGATGAACTAAATGCGACCAAATCACCACCTGCATGAATATTACCTTCAACTCCAAGACCACCAGCTGTTATTACAAGTGCACCAGTATCTTTACTTGATGAGTTTGTACTACTATCAATAGTCATTGAACCATCCACCTCTGCGTTTGCAGTAATGTGAACTTTATTGTTTGATGAATCTAGTACTAAATCACCAGTTGTGGTATTAATTGTTGTACCAGCAGTTAATCCAAGTGTTAGATTGTTTGCTCTTACGTTATTAGTTACATTAAGTTGAGTTCCGTCAAATGTGAGAGCGGCAGATGTTGTGGTTGTATCCGTATTATTATTAAATAAAACTCTATTCGCATCACCCACAACATTTGTTGCAGTTGTTGATGTAGTTGAATTACCACTTAACGCACCAGAAAATGTTGTACAAGCAAGTGTATTAGTTGATGATGTAAATGTTAATTGAGCATCAGTAGTGGCAGCGGTCATTGTGCCTGATGTCAAGTGAGTTAATGTAACTCTTTGTGTATCACCATTTGTACCTGATGCTGACAATTCTGCACCAGTATTTGTTAGTTGAGCACCATTACCAATAAAGTTAGTTGCAGTGATATTGGTAAATCCAGATAAATTTGATGCACCATCACCAACTATGTTACCACCAATAACAAGATCTTTAGCAAGTCCCAAACCACCATCAATAACTACTGCACCATTGGTTACAGCAGTTGAGTTAGTGGTATCTCTAAACTTAGCATCTTGTGCACGAATTTCTGCTTCAGTAATAAGTTGCTTAGTATTATCTGATAATCTTAAGTCACTGTTGAATGTAACAGGACCATCAAACTGTGATAGTATCTGTTTTGATGCACCACCTTCAACAAGTAGTCTTTCTTTAACAACTACTTCATCAAATACAGCACTCAAACGGTTTGGATCTTCACCTGTAACTGTTGCAACAGGTATATCAAATGTAGTTTGTTGTCCACTAGCAGATGCAATCTTGGTATTTCCAATATAGAAATCACCTTTATCATTCATACCTGTGTAAACAACGTTACCGCAAGATGTTTCTTGTGCTTGGTTTAGGAACTCTTCCCTTTCAGTAAGTGATCTATTCTGTAATTGTGGTAAAGCAGTTGAATAGTTACCTGGACCAAAACCAACATATTCAAATGTGTGTCCAGATGACCTTAATATGGAAGGTCTACGGAGTTCAATCGGTAGTGGTTTAACTTTCTTGATTCTAGAATTAATAAGATGAGTCTCTGTGTTCGTTCCAAGAGAACCACGAATCACTGTTATCTCGTCTCCACCTCCACCAGATAGAGAGCTTGATGCAACACGCATAATCTCTCCACCAATCTGAATATATGAACCAAGTGGGAAACGATTTACAATTGATGTAGCAGTTGTGCTTCCATCAGGAAGTTTAACTTTAAACGCAGCATCACCAGTTCCTACTGCTTCATTTAAGATAAGTGTTTCGTGATCAAATATATTAAATCCTCTTACATCTATATTTTCTCCAGCAACTCCTGAAATTGATTCGTTGTCTGATAAACCATGTTTCAGAATGTATTTTGGATCTGCGATATTACCTGTTGTTTTAACAGAGAATTGTGAAATTCCAACAACTGATGTAACTACAAAATCACCAAGATTTGTATCACTACTGTTTAATAATCTAAGTTGATTACCAACTGCAAGTCCGTGGTCTACAGATGTGGTAAATGTTGTGATTCCTGCAGTATTATCGGTTGTTGCAGCTCCAACCGCAACCCAAGGACCCATATCGTGAATCTGTTGTCCATCAAGTAAAGTATCAGCAGCGGACTTAGCAACAGTAATTTGTTTAGTACTATTAATACTTGATATACGATGATAAGAATCAGTTCCAGTTGTAATACCAGTAACTTGAATGTAGTGTCCAGTCGCTGATGATATACCAGCAGTCGCAATTGTAATACTTGCATTTGGTGAACCACCAATTCCACCTAAAGCAGGTGTTTGTGCGTCAAAGAATAATGTTTCACCATTTGTGTATGCAGAACCACCATCAGTAATCTCAACTGATGTAACTGCATTACTTGATACAACAACTTTTGCAGTCGCACCATCCCAAGGTGCAGTCGCAGGGGTTGCATTCGTATTAAGTAATCTAACATTATAATAAGTACCGTCTGTATGTCCAGAACCACCATTTAAAGTATTATGAAACTTAAGTGATTGAAAACTATGTTCTTTATCTAAGTTTATTACAGCATTTGTATTATTATTGACAACTGATGTAATACCTATTGAACCATCAAAATTTTTCAAGAATTGGTTAGTTGTCTCTCTAGTAATACTTTTCTTTAAATCGTTAGTTACAACATCACCAATTGGAAATCTTTTTGCATAAGATACTGCTGCTGGTGGGTTTGCGTTTACATTATCACGATCATATTCTGGAAATAAATTAACAATATTTTGGTTGTACTTCTTCTCAGAAAATTCACCTGATGGTTCATCCATCGCATTACTACTGTTTAACACAAATAGATGGAATACACCATCTTGAACATCTTGAATATAAGGTGTAATTACCTCTGTCCTATAAACAAAGAAATTACCACTATTGTCATTACGATCAAATCTTGGTAGTAATGTAGAACGTGTTTGTGTATTATTTGTAAATGTACCAGTTGTATGTGTAACACCTGATGTGTCAGTTGGAGAATATCTAAACTCCTTGTCATTTACTACTTGATCTACTATGAAAGTACCGTTGTATCCTTTATTGTCAAGAGCAGTTGAGTTTGTTGAACTCTGCACATTCCTAACAACAATTTGATCACCGACACCTAAATTATGTGGTTTGTCTGAACGAATTTTTGCTAATTGCTCTGTGCTGTCAAAACTTGCTTGTGCAATAAATCTAGTATTACGGTCAAAACCGTAATCGTTTGCAGTTATTGTAGTTTTACTAAAATCAGTATTCGCAAGAACATTCGTTGAACTTGAGTCTTGAAGAACAAATCCATCTGTAGGATCTTTAGCATTGACTAATTCTTTCGGTACAACATATCTGAGTTTGTATATTTTCTCATCTAAACTTCTATCATCATCCTTTCTAAGAACGTATGTGATACTATCTGTTGTTAAAGAACCTTTATTTGCATGTATGGTATTACCAGAAGCTAATGTGTGAACAAACCATTGTCCAGCACTTGCATCGTATTGTATTGGATGACCAGCATCATTTGGTTTCTTATCTGATACTCTACTTATTATTCTAAATTTATCAGTTATGCTTGCAACAGTTGCAACAAAAACTGGAACTGCTAAGTCTGCGTTTGTTTTTGATGATGCAATACGAATTTGATTCGCACCTAATGCTGAATCTTGAGTGCTAGTAATTGCAAAATATACTCTATGAGGATCAATATTTTCAGGTAAATCACCATTATTTGCAATTATTCTGATAGATTCACCATTTGCTAATTCGTGACCTGCATTGATTGTGAATACTGATTTAGTTGATGCACTCGCATCTGAGTGAATTGCTTCGTAATTTTTCTCACCTATATTTGATGTCCCCGTAGCACCGTTTGGCATTACAACTGTCGCTTCAAATGTGCTTCCACCTTGATCAATATATAATTTTTCATCTGACCTTGCACCAATTCTAAAACCCTGTGCAATGTGTGCAGGTGGTAAACTTAAAGTTGGTTGAGCAAATAAGAATAATTTAGTGGTTGTTGTAGGTGTTGGATCAAGTTGTAAAAATTCAATCTGTTGTTCATCATTTACAACTGAACGAGGTGTGATGATTGATGTTATGAATCCCTTATTATCTTTTGCAAATGCCTCTTTCTTAAATCCCTCTGCAAGTAATGAGAATGTACCAAAGTTAGAGTTTGAGTTGGTGATAGATGCGTCAGCACCATTTATCATTTCAAAGTGTGCGTGGAAACCAATCGCAAACACTGACACAATCTGTACAACCGCATCGTTAGATACTTTAATATGTGTTGTTCTAAATCCTTTTCTGTAATTTGCTTCTTGATCTAAATGAAATACTGTTTCTGGATTGGTTGATGATGATTCAGAAGATAGTAATGCACCTGTCTGTTTTGAGAAAGCGATACCACTATATCTTCTATTTGTTTTATCATACTTTACAAATGCTCTGTCATCTTTCTGTAGAGATACTGCTGTAAATTGTGCAGTCACCATTGATTTGAAACCAGTTGCCTTTGCACCATCTGCGTGTAAACCTTGCATACCATATACAGAACGCATTGAGCAGTTAAAGATATATGGAGATGCACCCGTTACTGTATCAGTTTCAACTAATACTTGCCCGTTTGCTGAACTCAAACCTCCAGCAGAACCCGCTGGTAAGTTTGGTCTAACAAATGGAAGTGAATATTGGAATCTAGTATCATCAATAACATTTGATACTTTTGTGGATATATTATAATCTGCTACGTTGATACCACGAATCTTAATTGGTGTTCCACCTGTAAGATTATGATTAACTTGTGTGGTGACTGTTACAACTTGACCTGGTGTCGCTCCGTCACCAGATTCAATATTTGTAATGTTAAGTGGGTCAGTTGCAAAAGCACCAACAATTTCAAATTCTGGTCTTTGTGGTGAAAATGCAGCTTCAGAAGATGGATATTTTTGATCAATCTCACGATTTGATGCTCGGTTAAAAGCATTACTTAATTTACTGTAATATATGTCTAAGTCAGTTAAATCACTAAACTGATCAAGTGTATTAACACCATCTGCATATTCAAATGCTGTAATTTTGTGGTGAGAGAATGTTGGTTTTGATTGATTATTGGCACTGAAATCTGATGGGTCTGTATATACTAAACCTGCTTCATCGCCATCAAAGAATGTAAACTGCCAAAAGTAACAAGCACCAGTAATTCTGAATATCGCAGTGCTTTTTACATTATCATCCGTTGGGTTGGGAACATATAACGGTCTGATTCTTGTTTTTCTTAAATCTAATCCAACGATAGATGTACCTCTAGGTACAACTATACCACCATTCACACTATTAAATTTGTAAAGTATATTATCTTCTTGTGTTAAATCAAAGTTAGAGTTTAATGTAAGTGTTAATGTATTCTGTGCACCTGTTGATGAACCACTTGGACTGATTGCTTTTGCAATACCAGACTCGTTTCTTATACCAAATCCTGGTCTATTATCAATTACATGGTCGCCTGGAAATATTAATATTGTCGTTCTTTCTACTAAATCGTTATCATTTCCACGAAGATATGAGAATCTAGCAGCCTCTATCAGTGCTCTCTGAATCGTCTTGAAGGGTTTGGTTAATGAATTACCTTGATTTTCTATACCATCAGTGGAATCAAGATCATTTGGATTTACATAAAGAACACGACCCTCAGTATTCTTTATAAAATTCTCTAACTTATTAAGAGGCATCTTTTTTAACTACAATAAATGAGATCAATAGACCGTACATACTAGGTTTATTTAGCTGGTTACTCCTCCGTGTCTATATGAATTGAGATATCATCTGGCAATTCTTCTGGGTTCTCTAAATCGACTGGGAACAAACACGGGTGTAATTCTTCTTCTACAAGGTATCCATAATATTGATACATCTCGTCATCGTTGTATGTGCGATGCTTATCTGCTTCTTTAATTAGGTCTTGATCTCTTAAATGTCCCTCTGGCAATTCATCAAATGTAAATGGCATACCATTAATGAAATACATTTTAACGATCATACTACCGCCACGAAACCAACAGAAGTTGGTGGTTATCTTGTATTTCATTTATTTATCTGTGGTTAATGCTAATTCTGCATATTTAATCATATGTGGTTCTAGCATTTGGTCACATACTTCTAAAACTCTCATAAACTCTGCAGAATCTTCACACGCAATTATTTTATTATCTCCATCACTACTCTTAAGTTTGAAAGTTCTAGCACAGATGTCTACAATAACTTCGTATACAAAATCTTCCATATGAGAATTATTTTTCCTTATTATAGCATATGTATAAAAATAGTCAAGAGAGTGTGAGACTTGTGCTACCAATACCAGCAACAGTAAATGTAAGAGTTGAACCGACTACACTTATCTCAACATTATTAAATGATTGTGCATAGGCATCACCATAAACAAAAACATCATCAGTAAACTCTGTTTTTTGATAAACATAATTTATATCATCACTATCATAATCAGGATTAGGAACTCCCCCTGTTTTAAAATCACTCATATTATATACCTCTTAATGCACTTGCAGGTACAGCGGTATTTGCGAATACTGAACCTGCCCAATTCACCTCTCTTGCTACAATTCTTTTAACTTTAATTGAACCTTTTGGTGTAATTAAAGTAATATCTGTTGAACCACCGATATCAATATTATTACCACTTACTTTAGTATTTCTAGCATTTATTCTAGTTGTGTTTTGTGTTGTTGCTATAAATTCTGCAGAATCTACTTCAACTTTACCACCTGTTGTCAACTCTATGTTTTCTGAAGCATCTAAGAAAATATTTCTTCCCTTGATTCTTATATCACCATTCTTCTCTGCTGATATTGCAACATCTCCTTTAGTTCCAACTATATTAACACAAAGTCCTCCACCATCAACACTTGCTCCACCTGCGATTGTAATACATTGATCTGCAAATATTTGGAACTGTCCATCACCCATCATACCCAGATTACTTACATCCTTTGAATCCGAATATCCATACAAGTTATAAGCAATATTACCCGCAGTTCCTAACTCTGGGTTTGCTGTCTCTATTCTAAAATGTGGACCAAAAGAGTCATATTGTCTCTTCTGCCAATTTTGATTTTCTGCTGGTGTTGTCATAAAATTATTTAGTATCCTCCTCCATATCCACCGCCACCTGACGATCCACCACCTGATCCCGAAGACCCGCCACCACTAGGAGGACTAGAAGGAGGAGGAGTGTAACTCTGTCCAGTCGTTTGTTGACTTGATGTGTCAACTGGGTCAGTTTGAGGGATACTACTTGTATCAGATTGACTCGTTGTAGTGGTGTCGGAAACATTTGTTTGTACCTGTGGTGAAGAAACTGTTGTATAGGAAGTAGATGTTACTTCTATTGTTCTAGAAGTTCTACTTTCTTGTGGAGTATCATATATTATAGCATGAGGTGAAGTGGTATGTGCAGCACCTACCATTTTAGCACCCGTTGTCGGATGAACATGGAAATCACCGTAGTAAGGTTCACCATTTACAAATCCAACAATATCAGTATTACGAGGAGAAACACAATCAATAACTTGTCTTATCACTCCCTGATATGATGGTCTAGGTGCTAATTGAGCTTTTAACAAAGCTCCTGTTCCTGTTGATGAAATAACTTCCACCTCTGGTAATGTATTATATGTTTCTAAATTATTGTTAGATGGATTAGGTGGTATTACATTAAGTATTCTACCTTGATTATCTAAAAATTTCTCATAAACATTACCTTTGTCATCAATTACAACATCATCTTGTTTATAATTTTGACCAGGTTTAACTACCACAACATGATCAACTGTATAAACACCATCATCTCCCTCCTCTGGTTCGATAACTGGATAGTTTTCACCACCACTAACAATATAAACATCTGTTACTTGTTGATAAGTTGGTGATGATGGGTCATAATCAATTACCGACCTAGCAATCGCACCATAACCTTTTCGACAAGTATCCTCAATCTCTACAAAGGGAGGAGACTTGTAACCAGAACCAGGATTTTTAACTCTCATTCCAATTAAACTTGCGGTTTGTTTTGCAAAAGTATCACTTACAATCGCACCTAAAATTGGATTTACCTCTGCTCCTGAACCTCCACCACCAAATAGATTAACTTTAATACCAGAACAATTTAATGGTGGCCCTGTATAACAATCACTTAATGTACTACTAAAACCAGGTGTGCTAACATCAGGTCTCATAAAATCAAATAATCCAAGATTACCTAATACTCCACCAGGACTCGCTGCTGCCTCTTTTAATTCTTGTGCTGCATTAGCAATCTCTAAAACTTTACCTGCTATATTTTCTAAATTCAAATTGCCAGGACCAGCACCTAAAATCCACTTATTAGTCTTTGATCCTAAATCAGCGGTTGGTATATCACAATCATCAAAAACACTTGCAATACCAAGTAAACCTTCTGCTTTACTTCTCAACAAACCCTCAATATCACCGCTTGGGAAAATATTAGCTACACCTTTTATAGCATCACTTAATTCATTATTGATACCTTTAATTATATCATTGAATATCGCTCCTACAAATTGATCACCTATACAATCTGTAAAATTGTCAACATTGTTAACAAAATCTGCAAGAAGATTTCCTACATCACCTGTTAATTTATCAGTGATATTTTTTACAGCACAGGGTAATAAATTTTGAAGAGTTGAAACAGGTCCAATCATCGCAACTTGTGCTGCTTGTGCTGCTTTCTTTGCAAGAGCAAGATTACCTGTTTTTTTCATCACCTCACCAAACTTATCTTTATATAAATTGTGTAAACCACCGTTCAATTGTGGTGCTAATTCATCGAAAGTAGTGTTTACCATATCTTTAATCATAGGTTTCGATGCAGAAACAATTTCAGACGCACCTTCTGCTAATCCCTTAAATTTATCTTTTGGAATAGAGTTCTGTACTTCTTTTAAAGTATTCTTGAGAGTATTTTTTATTTTATTTGTAGACTTTGTATTAGCAACAGCTGCTTGAACTCCACTACCAAGTATTATCTCTTGTCCAATACCTTTGAATGCTTGAGTGTCTATATTTTCAAAATTCTTTTTTAAATTTTCAATTATCGGTTTGGCATTTGCTGCTGTATTTTTCAATCCAGTTTGAACAGCACCTGAGTCAAGCACTTGTTTTAATTCTCCAGTAGCAGCAGATGCACTTGCCAAAATTTCATCAGAGTCTACAAGTTGTTCTAATTGTGCCTTTCCTTTCTCTAAATTTTCATTTAAATCTTCAACAATTTCTTTTGTTAAAAATCTTGGAGATTTTTGACTCTTGTTTGAATCATCACCACCTTCATTCTTGGCAATGAATTCATTATTTGGTTTTATCTTACTTGTATACCCTGTAAATGGTTGGAATGGTGATTTATATTCATCAGTGCTTGCATAATATCCAGTGTTTGCAAATATTCCTAAAATTACAGGGAGTTGTGCATCATCACCATCAAGAAAAAATCCCATCACAGTGTCACCAGGTGAAATACGAATTGATCTTGCACGATTTGCTTTTCCAGATCCACCTTGTGATGAAAGTAAAACTTGTGCCCAAGGTAAATCTTCGTCTGCAAGTTCAGTTGTGTCAGCAGGGTGATATCCGTAAATACGGACTTTCATTCTACAACCCCAAGTGCTACCAATCTGGTTTATTTGATTTCCTTGTGCTGCTTCAGGAGCAACCTGACCTATCCACCAACGGAAACCATCTTTTCCTAAAAAATTAGTTTTAAGTAAATTATTTTCTATCATTTCCTTCCAAAAGAATCTCTAACTATTTTTAATTTTGTGTATGAACCTTTACCATCAAAATAATGTGCTAGTTCTTTAATCATATATAGTCCACTAATTTCAGGATCTGGTTGTTTTCTTTTAACTTTTGATAGTTGTGGAAATACACATCTTATAACTGAACCAGCAGTCAAATTAGTATTAAGTGGAATTTGTATCTCAATAACTTGAGTAAAAATTTGATTATACCTCATCATAGATTGAGAGTGAATTCTAGTTGGATCAGCATTTCTTTTAACTGGATCGTTCCAACCTTCATCACTTGCATCCTTTTCAAGAGTTCCTACGTCTAGCATACCAACAAATATACGACTTGGCAAATCTCCTAATGTTTTATCACTTCTATCATCAATTCTAGGCAACATTATTTCCTTATCACCTAAATTATTTGCCTTGCCTTGATAATCATTCGCATTAAATACTGATATAGTTGGCACGAATGATACAGGATTTACATAATAACGGACACTACTGAAAGCTCCTCTTTCAAGTTTACCAATCAAATCTTGATTTCTATTAGTGGCATAAGTTAATATTTTAAAATCTTTATTTTTATCATCTGTAGATACGATGCCTGGTTTATACACAAAATCATTTTCGTATGGTTCTGATTCCATAATTTTATCAATTGACAAAAAATTATAACCCTCTTGAGTTTCAAAAAATACATATCCAGCACTTGAATCCTCACCTGGTTTTGCCTTTCCAGATACTGATTTAGATGCTAACCAAGTAATTATTGAAAAAGGTTTTTTAAGATTTCCAATAAACCCATAAGTATTTTGTGTCTCCTCTACTTCACCAATTTTATCAGCGTGTAAATAATTTTTAAGAATATCCTGTACAGATCCAGATATTTTTTGTGATGTAGGGAATTTTTTCCCAACTCTAGTGGTTTCGTTTGTAATTGCTTCTCTTGAAACTAAATTTAATGTAAATGTTTCACTACCTTCGTCAAGTAAAACATTTGTAATCGAGGCAACATAAAAATATTGTGCAGGGTCTTTTGAAAAATCTAATCCTTTATTTTGTCTAGAATTTCCTGCTATTTTTATTTGAACTCTCTCTCCTCCTCTCAAAGGTAATCCATTATATATTGACTGCATATTTCCATCATCACCCGTAATAGCACCACTTGTGTTAATTACAATTACTCTTGCAGTTAAATATGGTGAAAATATGTTTTCAAAATATGTAAACGCAACAACACCCTCTTTTATATCAGCAGTTTTTGAACCATCAGCCGATTCTATAATGAATTTTTCGTAAATTGATTTATCTATTGCTGCCATTAGTTTGCAAGTATAACTGATTGAAGTTTTTTAATTCCTTTTTTCATCGCATCAGAATCTTGAAGTCCATCAAGACTATTTAAGCTAGATCCACCACCGCTACCACCAGATGGGGGGTTTGGATTATTAATTGGTACACCTTTTTCAATAATGACAACTTGATTTCTATTTTTATTTTTATTAGTATTCATATTACCTCTTTCTCTCTTTGAAGGTTCTACATTAAAATTTTTCTTCTCACCTTTCATTTGTTTACCAGCATCAGTTGCTATCTGTTTTATTTTAGTTACAGCACCACTTACTGACGAACTATTATCTTTCTTACTATCTGTTTCTCTTTTTTGATTATCTGACTGTTGTTGTCCATCACCGCCAAAAAAACCAGATATAAAATTTTTAACTCCCTGAACGAGTCCAATATCATCATTTTTTTTCTTATTATCTAAATCATTTTCATCATTTCTTTCATCAATAGTATCACCTTTACTCTGAGCCTTATCTGACATATCTTGTTTAATTTCTTTGTCGTCTTTTATTCCTTGAATAAAGTTTTCATTATTAGGGTCATCATCCTTTTGTGTTTCAGTCTTTGTACTCTCTGGTGTAATACTATCAAACTGTTTGGTATCATCTCTACCCTCTACATTTTTATCTGATGTAGATTTCTGATCTTGTGATTTACTATCATCTTTATTCTCCTCTTCTACTGCATCATCTAATGGTGTTCTTAATAATGTTTCTCCTGAATAATCAGGCAATCCAGCAGCTGCTGGATTATTATAAAGTATACCTGTGGTTAACATATCTTTTCTCACTTTATTCAAATTATTATTTGCAGACTCAAGACTTTCATCATTCTGTTTTCTTAACATCAATAAATCTACTCCTGATCTTAATGATTGAAGAGCTGTCGATATTCCTCCACCTATACCAATCAAAAAATCTCCTATATCATTCATGAAACCAGTAAGAATAGTTATCACTCCTTGTATTCTTTTTATCAATCCCTGAATAGATTTTAAAATTTGAGGTAGAGTATTGACAAACCATCCTATCAAGACAATACCAAAGAAATCTAGTATTCTACCAAGAAAACCTTTTGTACTTCTTGAAACAACACTACCTTGTCTCTTTGTTGTTCCTTGAACTGTTGCTGCCTCTAATTCATCTTCTCTCTGTCTTCTTCTTGCATTTTCTCTTCTCTTAACAAAAAAACTATTATCATTTCCAATTAACGTTCTCTTGAATTTATTATTTTCATTTGTTTTGTTTACAATTTCAGATGCAGTCTGTCTTGAACGCATCAAACCTTTAGTAAAGTTTACCGCTGAATCTCTTATTTTATTAATACTGAGATTTGATTTTAATAATGAATCTCTTCTTTTCTTAATAGACATTATACCACCACATTATATACAGATTCAGAGAATCCTAAGAAACTATTTGCAAAATCTGAAGATGGAATATTAGGAAGTGAACCACTCGGAGTTTTTGAAGCCTTTGTCATAGTTGCACTTGCTGGCAATCCCTTTTCTGATGTGCTCATCGGAATAACTGTTACTTCAGCTGATTGATCGAATGATGCTATGAGTTCTGAAACTTTTGTTTCTTTCTTTAAATTTATTGGTGTTATCATTCCAGATACATCAGGAGTGAATATTTCAGGTCCCTTCTCTCCTACTTTATAAGGTTTACGCTCTTCAACAGGACCACCATCTGCTCTTCCTTCAACAGGACCATATTGCACCCCCTGATTCTGATTCTGATTCTGATTAGCCCCAGTTACTATATCAGTTATACTACTAGCACCAAATCCACCGAACATACTTAATAATGTAAGACCTATTAAACCAGTGGCACTTGTTAGTGGTTCTGGTAATAAAGTTAATCCAATTAGAGTACCAGCTAATCCACCAAGCTGTTCTGCAGTTGCTCCAGCTTTTGCCTGTCCTTCTGTTTGACCTAGATTTTCTTTTCTGTCTTTATAATCAAAAAATCCGAATAAAGGTGATAATGCTAATTCAATACCTATTCCAAGTGGTCCTAATTTTTTTAAACCAGTTTTTAATCCCGTTTTTGCACCTGTCTTAGTAACACCCTCCACAGCTTCGCCTGTTACTTTCTTACCGAATGTTGATTTGAAGAAATTTTTTATTTGTTTTGGAAATAACAACGCACCACCTATACCCAGTGCTGGAGTCAATACACCTCCTAATCCTCCTTGAAAAATTCTTTTCGGTGCATTTGTAATTAATTGTTTTGCATATTTAAAAAATAATTTAGCAAAATTTTCAACATTATATCTTATAAAATTTATTGCTGCTTTAAATGGTGCGACTAATAATGTTGAAAATGCAAATTTAAGTGCAAGTCCTGCAATTGATCCAATTGTTGCTACTAATTTTGACAGACCAACTGTTATTGCTAAACCAATACCACCTAAAATAGCAAGGTCAAATAGAAATTTCCTTTTAAATTCATTTAATTTATCAATATTTCCCTCTGATGAAAGTCTTATGAATGATAAAGTTTTGTCAGTCAACCAACCCGCAGTAAGTACAAACAAAAATTCACCCAATCTACTTAAAATACCTCTAGCAAAAGTCGCAACCCTACGCACTGGAGCAAGTAAAGCAGTTTGTATTTTTCTTTCTAATTCTGATTCTTTTCCTTCCCTTAATCCTTGCTCTGCTAATTGTGCTTCTCTTTTTTGTTTTGCTGCTTCTCTCTGTCTATCTAATTGATCACTCACATCTAAATTAGATTTTATAACTCCAAGAGAATTATTAAGAGAAAGTATCTGATCTGAAATTGAAGATAGTTGTGACGAGACACTTGTTAAAGTTAATGAATTTTGATTAAGTAAACTTGTCGTTTGTGGATCTGGTTGAACTGGTGGTGGAACAGCACGACCTGTAAAGATACCAGAAGATACGCTTCTTCTAATACCTCTAAGTCCTCCTGCTAACGGGGATTGTAACCCTTGTTCCTCATCCATTATTGTTGTTTTGTTGTGCTTTTAGATTTTCCTCTTCAACATATTGTTGTAAAAGTGAAACGTAAATTTCTCTCTCCCACGGAATCATATTCTCAAGTTCAGTTAGACTATAATTATGATGCTGCATTAGAGCAAAATTTAACTTATAGTATGACACTAGATCTTCGTGTGCCATACTTATCCGAAAAAACTCTGCAGCCCCTCTAATTTAATTTCACTATCAACTTTTGTATTTGGATTCGTTACCTTTACTATATGAGATAATTTAGGCATTGTTGTAAAGAAATTCTCTACCATTTTAAATTGAGTTGTATTAAGTGATTCAACAAAGTCTGTTAGTTCTTTCTTAGTACACTCTTGATGTGACCAAGTTTCTTCATCAGAATATACTTGATCGATACAAGATGAGATTAAATCAAATGTGTCATCAACTTTCATGTTTTCAACTTGATCAAAATTTGTTTTAATAAATTCGTTCAAGGAAGGATATTTCATTTTTAAAGTATAAGTATCATCCAAAACTATGTCAGAAGAATGACTTTTATCTTTTTGAACCTTGATGTCATCGATATTGATTGACATCGGAACTTGTGTTTTATTATCGTCGGGACAAGTAACCATCACTTCAATATGTTCTCCGACAGATTTACCACGAATATTCAAAAATAAGTATTCAATATCAAAGGTGGCAAGTTTTTCAACTTTGATACCTTTTGTCAATATACACTTTGCTAAAACATCTTTGACTGCTCTAGCAATTTGTTTAGTATCCTGTGATTCCATCGCAATAATTAAAATCTTTTCCTCTTTTACTAAAAAGGGGCGATATTTAATTTTTCTACTTGACGATGGTAAAGTCAACTCATAAGTTGGAGTTGATATGGTTGGTAAAGGCATAATAATTACAGCACTTCAGTATCTTTATTTATAGACGTTTCTGAAAGATATTTTTTTTATGATTCGTAGTCATTACTTTGATAAACAGTGGTATTTGTTCCAAATCTCCTCGTAATTCCACCCTGAACTAAATTGACAGGTAAGTTTCTATATCCAGTATTTTCATTTAATAATGCTAAATCATCATTCATTATTCTAGATAAAGTATTATTATTCCTTTCGGTTTGTCTTGCTGATGCTCTTGCATCTCTTGCAGGTTGATTATTAAAGTCTAAACCTAATGCTCTCGCTAATGAATTTGATTCACCACAAATATATCTGTCAAAACTAAATGTTGCGGTTGCTTTTAATATTTGAGAATTTTGATATGATACTCTGGTTGAATTTAAAGATAGAGGGAACATACCGATAAATCTATACTCTAAAAATTGAGAATAATTTCTTTCAAACTTTACAACTCTTGTATCATTGGATTTGTATTCATCTGGATACTTCATTTTAAAATGATAAGTATCAGATGAAGGGTCAGCTATCGCACCACTTGATATGAATTCCATCCAATGTTCTAAAAATTTTAATGACTTATACTCATTATCAACATAGAAATCAAAATTAACTTGTGTGAAATTTCTTGTATGAGCAAATCTTTCAATCAACCCTTGATAATCACCTGCAGTATTAAGAGTCGCCATAGCACTGCCTGGTAATACTGCATCACTACATAGCAATCCTACATTATCTGCAATAAAACGATCATTTATACCCTTCTGTCTTAAAAATCTACGACAATCACCTCTTGGCAAAACAAATTTTACTAAAAACTGGGATGTCTGAGCTACATTCTGTAACTTAGGCATTATATCTGATATTCCTCTTGGTCTTGGTGCTGGCACTCTAAATACTTCTATAGTATAGTTATTTAGATGGCTTATAGGGGAAAATACTATCCATCCTTTCCTAGAAAGTACAAAGGTGATCCAACAAATATTAT